GCCAAATGTGTGGACGCTGACTGCCTTGTTTGATTGGGTCGAGTTATAGATCAGGACCGCATCAAATGCTGTGGACAATGTGACAGACGAATAGCTGATGCTGGCGCTGGGCGTCACAAAAGCTGTCGTGCCACTGGTGCTGGGTGGTGTGCCAAATGTCACTGTCACACCGCCTGCGCTGTAGCCTGTGCCTGTCACCTCGCCTGTGGAGCTGTAGGCCGTGGTGGATGCGTTGACGGTGGCAGAGGCCAAGTACAAAGCAGCCTTGAATGTGTCGGCGGTGGTCGCTGCGCGAACAACACCAGTGCCGAAATTGTGGTGGCCGACAAGCAGCTCACCCTTGAAACTTGTACACATCGCTTGTGTATTGGCCATGGCTTATTCCTTAAATTTGTTGACTGATTCCATCAGCAAAGACACTGCTCTTGAGAGCCATGTGAACCGAACGATGCACCATCTCACCATCAAGCCAATACTCAACCCATGTGGTTGTCTCGGTATCGTTGTCGATAGAACCCTCACGCTTTTCAAGCAGTGACTCGTCCATCTCGCCCTTGGTGGTGGTAATCATCATCCGAATGTCCTTGCACGCGCCATCAAAGCGCCGCCAGAGGTTGAACCACGGTCATCAGCGATCTGCAACTGATCTAAACCAGCCTGATACAACGATGACCACACTTGGATTCTCGCATCGTCTTGCAGGTATGGCGCAGCCTGCAACAAAGCGCCGTAAAGATAAACGTCAGGCGCTTGTGTCAGCAGCCAGTTGGTTGCCACTGTGGATGACAACTTTGTCAACTTGGCGTAGTAGACCAACTCTGCCGTGTATGCGCCGTCAGGTATTGGAAGCAGTCGGAATTGGTTTCCGACCACCGTGAAATACAGTGGCTTGCCGCTGGACAAATAAGTTGTGTTCGACAACTGATCCATGGCGTCAATGGTCTGAAACGTCAGGTTTGTCACTGGATTGGTGTTGATCTTGATGGCCTTGGCCTCCAAGAAGTCATCAGGCACAGTGCCATATTCAGCCGCAGCCGCAAATGATGCATTGGCACGCACAATCATCTGCCGTGTGCGCAATTGACGTTCAATCTGAGCCTCTGCCAGGCTGATGAAGTCGGGAATGGTGGAAGTCAAATCCTGCCGGTTGAGCCAGTCAGCCAGCGATGATTTGAGTTCGGTGTATGTCGTGAGTGCCATTAGACTGCCTCTTTTTCCATCTCTTCTTTGACGATCCAAGTGTGGTCGTGCCTGAATTCAAACGTGCCAATGTGGCCGATCTCTTTCGAGACATCATGGTCAATATACACCTTGTAGCCCAACTCTTGAGCCTTCTTACAAAAGAACACATCTTCGCCCATGTAGCCGCGAGTGCCAGTCTGCCAAGGCATGTCAAACCATGGCTCAGTCATGCCCTCAAAGACACCACGCTTGATCATCATGATGCCAGTGCCGACAGAGCCAATCTCTTCCAAGCCGGTTGATTCGGGCATGGTGTAGACAGCCTGGCGCTTGCCATTCTCGTCGTAGTTCTGTGCAGTTGGACCTGTAGGCATCCTGCGTCTGGCGCAGTTGGCCGCCACGATGTCCACGTCATGCGCCAGCAAACGCTGGATCATGTCCTGCGGGAATGTCATGTCAGAGTCGATAAACAAGATATGGCTGCACCCTTCGCGCATCGCATCCAAGCAAAGATCAGCACGCTGATTCTGAATCAGTGTGCCTTGCAGGATCTTTAAGCTCACAGCGTCAGTGGTGTTAAGCGTGTGGTACGCGACAAGGTTAACCATGCAATAGGTGTAATTGGTATGTACCATGTCCCGCGCTGGGGTGCAGACTGCGATGTAGTTCATACTTTTCCTGGTCTCACGCGAAAGAATTTATTGTCAGGATCGTTCAACCATTTTTTCATGTAAGCCTCGTCATCAATCTTGCCCTCGGCCTTCATCTGGTAGTACAGAGACTCAGGAATGCTGGCAACGTGATGCCAGTCACCTTTCCAGGTGGCCTTCTCATCAATGGCAGCCAAGTCGCGCTTGTTGGCCTCAATGACGGCAGTGATGTCCTGCGAAGTCTGAATCGTTGCCTCATCAGTCTCATCGTTGTAGTGCCAGGTGCGAGTTAGCCCTTGTTCGGGGTTTGCATCAAAAAATCGTTTTTCCATATAAGTAGGGGGAAGATTTCTCCTCCCCCTTCCTCTTAAGTGATTAAGAAGTGATCAAGTCTGCTGCCAGACCGTGTGCGTTCTCAGCCAACACTTTGTGGCCCCACTCAATCAACAGCATGCGCTTCTCAGCGTCACCTGTCTTGGCGAGTTCCACTTGTTGGTAAGGACGCAAGACAGTCATCTTTGCGTACTCAGGGTCGATCACCCATGCATCGCGCTCGCGTTGAAAACGGTTCGCAATTACGGCCACGTTCCCGAAATCTGAAACGTAAATGTCTACAGCGCCGATCAAAACTGCAGGCTTTTCTCCTCCATTTATGTTGAAACGTGAAGAGGCAATGCCAGAGAAGCCAGACACGCGCTGTTTGTTAACAGGGCCGCACATCAGGATCTTTGGTGTACCGCCAGCAGACCACACCTTTTGAATCACATTCTTCAGAATGGTTTCAGTGAAGGTACGCACGTTGCCGTCAGTGCGTGCACTGTTTGGCAATGTGGTGTAGCTTGGGTCAACGCCGTTGGTTTGCTTGTCAGTGTTGGTCTTGACAAAAGCGCCCAAAGAAGCAGTCACGCGAGCTGTGGTGGTGTTGCCTGCAACAGCAATGCCGCCATTCAACATGACGAATTCTTGGTCACGCTTCAACTCAGAGCCGCGCTTGGCGATCTGATAAGCCAACTCAGAACGACGACCAGCTTTGTTGACCACTTCTTCAGTGTTCGACAAAACGATGGTCTTGCGGCTGATCTGTGCATAGTTGGTCAAACGAACAGTGGCAGTCACTGAATCGAAAGACGCAACGTCATCACCTTCCAACTGGGCGTTTGCAGCGGCGTCAGCCAGTGCATCGGTTTGCCATTCGAACAAAGTGTTGGAGACAGTTTCACGGCCAATGTTGGACATGTAAGGAGTCTCTTCGGGAGAGATGTTGGTGATCACATTACTGAGATCTTCGCGGATACCCTTTGCAGAGTAGGTGGTGAATGTATTGCTAACGATAGACATGATGGTCCTTTATTTCAAGAGTTTGTAGATTGCATCAGCCGCATCATCGACACGGCCAGTTTTTGCTAGACGCTGTTGTGCTCGCATTGCTTCTGTATTGCTTGAAACTCTCCCTGCTGCACCAGGCTTGGCAGGTCTTGGGCCGTTATTGGTCACAGGCTTGATCTGTCCACGCTTGGACATCATCTGGTCGTAGAGTGCCGCTTTACGCAACATCACCACAGCCCTGTGGTCAACAACATTCTTCAGGTCATCAGGGGTGAATCCGATCTTTTGACCGAATTGAACAAGCATCGCCTTCTCAGCTTGAGCCTTCTTCGCGTCCTTCCATTCTGGAATCGCCGCCACCAAAGCCTCTTGCTCTTGAGCCAACAACGCCTCGCGCTGTTGTAGCTGTTCTCGCTGGGATAACTGAGCCAGGCGCTGCTGTTCGGATTGAATAGCCGCCGCCTTCTCTTGATTCTCCCGCATCACTTCGCGCTGCCTTACCCACTCGATGGGGTCTTCTTGATAAAGACGATCCCAATCGACTTGAGGCTGCGCCGCCTGCTGAACCTGTGCCTGTAGAGCACCTAACAATTGAGCATACTGCTCACGCTCGGCACGCACCTCTTGCAACTCTGCCTCGGTCTGCTTCCGGACCTCTGCAATTTGCTGAGTCTTGCGTGTGTAATCCTGTGTCCTGGAATACCCCTTCTGAAGTTCGTCCAGCGTCACCTCGACTTCTTTACCGTCAACCTTGACGGTGAAGACTTGTGGCTGTTCTTCCTCCTCGGAATCTCCCTCTTCATCGGATTGTTCGGAATCAGTTTCATCACTGGATGCGTCTGCATCGTCCAGTAACTCCTCATCTCCCGCCGCGCCCTCTTCGGGCAACTGCGCCTCGCTGCTCTCCTCTTGTCCCTCATCGGGGAGCATCCCAGCAAGTGCATCGGCTGCTTCAGCCATATTCATTGGACCTTGTACAACACTCGCCGCTGGCGTTGGTGCTACTGTTTGCATTGGTCGTTTTCCTTATTTAAACAAGATTCTTTTGCGCACGCTCAATGGCGCGTTGCGCCACCTTGCCGTTGTCAATCAATTTGGTCAGTTCGTTTTTAAAGTTCTCAATGGCACGCAATTGCGCCCAGCAGATCTCGCGCTTGGCTGCCTCCTCGGGTTTGCTGTTCTCAAACTCCCAATGCAAGTCACCGCGCATCTTCTCCAAAGCCGTGGCGAACACTTCATCTTGTAAGAATTGTTCAGACCGGCGGCCTTTCCTGACATGTTCTTCGTTCATTGAGCCATTCCATTAAGGTTGATGGGTGGAGGCACATTCGCCGCTGTCTGCACCGCCT